AGCTGATTCGAATCTCTGAGAAACAAAATCTCCAATCCGTCCAAAAAGACCCTGTCCTTGTGTATATTGGTCGGGAAGAAATGGCATGTAAATTTCCTATAAATAATACTGGGTGCACATAGTATTTATAGTGAGATTATGCAAGGGAAATTCAAACCTAAGAATCCGAGTAAATATATAGGCAATCCCACTGAGATTATTTATCGTAGCTCTTGGGAGCTGCATATGATGATGTTCTTTGATACTAACTCTGAGATCATGGGATGGGGAAGTGAAGAGGTCGTTGTACCATATAAGTCCCCACTTGATGGACGGGTGCATAGGTACTTCCCTGATATGATTGTTAAAAAGACGAACGGAGATGTAATTCTAGTAGAGATTAAACCTTATCAGCAAACCCAGCAGCCGCAGCCACCTAAGAAACAGAATAGAAGATACATTAACGAAGTTACGACTTATCTGGTGAATCAGGCTAAATGGGATGCAGCTGATAAGTTCTGTAAGAATAAAGGGTGGAAGTTCCAGATTATGACAGAGAAACAGATATACGGGAAATAAATGGCAATTCAAGCATTCGACCAGATACTAACACAGGGGTTACGAGCAGGTGAAATACCTGGTAGAACTCAGGAAGCAAGAGACTGGTTCCGCAACACAGCTATGAAAATTAAAAACATCAACGAAGGGCAGCTCATGCGCTCGCGCGATGCCTTGACAAATCAGATCATGATTGGTAAGATGTATATGTTTGGGTATGATCCTAAGACTAAGAAGGATCTTCCCTACTATGATAAGTTTCCTCTCATATTCCCGTTTAACAGAGCACCTGATGGTTTTATGGCTATCAACCTGCATTACCTACCATACGTCTTAAGAGCCAAGCTTATGGATCTGCTGTACAATTATGTAAGTGATCCGAAGCTAGATGACAAAGCAAGGCTTAAGATAACTTACAGTGTATTGAGTGGAGCTGCAACGCATAAATATATAAAACCCTGCGTAAAGAGATACCTAACATCTCATGTACGTTCAAAGTTTATTAATATAGTACCAGTAGAATGGGATATAGCCTTGTTTTTACCAGTAGAGAATTTCCAGAAGGCAAACAAGACTAAGGTCTGGGCTGACTCCAAGAAAATGATTGGGGGTCGCTAATGGCTTTTAATATTTCAGAGTTTACCTCTAATGCATTAAGAACTGGAGTGTTAAAACCAAATTTATATACCGTTGATTTTGAAGGAGCAAATGCTAAAAAGGTTGGAGACAGTAAATCTTTACGATTTTTTACTGAATCAGTAAATATTCCTGCTATTGATTTATTCACACAGCAGATAAGAAGATTTGGATACGGTCCTGTAGAAGACGTAGCGTTTCGTCCAGTATTCACTCCAATGAGCATGGTGTTTATAGTAGAAGCTAATGAGAGAAACATTCTAAATAATGTTATAACTGCTATATCAGCGGTAACAAACTTTATGGATTATGACAACATGTCAAAAAATTCAACTAGTGGGTTGCCATATGAAGTAGCCTATAAAAGTGACTATGAATTTAATATCACGGTTGATGTTTACAACGAAAAAGAAAATAAAATATTAAAATATGCATTTAAAAACTGTTACGCCAAACAAATAAGTGGAATTGGTTTGTCTTGGGCAGCTAATGATGCTTATATTAAAGCAGACGTAATTTTTAATTATACTGATTTCAGTATAACTTCTAAAAACCCGGAAATTAAACAAACTAATCCCCCAATAACACCAAACCCCTACATCAACGAAAACGATGGCGGCGGTTAATTTTATATTATAGGAGAATATTATGGCTTTACCAAAAATTAAAATTCCACTGTTTGATGTGACAATTCCGTCCACCAAAAAAGATGCAAAGTTCCGTCCATTCCTAGTCAAAGAAGAAAAGATCCTTCTTATGGCTCAGTCTGGTGCAACAAAGAAAGAAATGATCAATGCGCTTAAGCAAGTGATCAATAACTGAGTTACTCTTCTTGACGGCAAAGACGTTGATATTGATGCATTAACCACCTTCGACCTTGAATATTTGTTTCTTAAAATCAGAGCTAAGTCTGTTGACAACGTTGTTACGTTAAAATATGTCGACCACGAAGATGAAAAAGAATATGAATTCAAAGTTGCTTTAGATGATATTGAAATTAAATATAACCCTGAGCACACTAACAAGATTAAGGTTGATGACGAAATTGGTATAATATTGAAATACCCTAGGACGAATATTGTTGAAAAGGTAGATGATCCGGATATTGCTGAATCTGATTTGACTTCACTTATGATTAAATCTTGTATTGAGTCAATCTATGATAAGGATGGTGTTTATCTAGCTAGTGAATCAACACCAGAAGAGCTAGATGAGTTTATTGACTCTATGAATGTGAAGGCATTCGAAGGTGTTCAGAAGTTCTTTGAGACCATGCCAAAGTTATATCATAAGATTGAATACACCAATTCGAAAGGAACAGCGAGAGAAATTGAGTTGACCACGTTAGACGATTTTTTTACATTGGCTTAATTCATAATACTTTGAACAATTATTATACTACAATATTCTCTCTGGTGCATCATTATCATTACTCTATTGATGAAATAGAAGGTCTAATTCCTTTTGAACGAGATCTTTATATAGGCATGATTAACAATTATTTAGAAGAACAAAAAGAAAAAAACAAATAAATGGCTGATGAAGAAGAAGAAGAAGAAAACAATTCAGGTGTAATGGCCACGATTGGTCGCGGTCAACCGAAGCCTGATGAGGCTGAGAAAAATAACACACCAGAGCCAGAAGAAGAAGATCCTAGAGTAGTTTCTGCTGAAGAGGAAGAAAAACCACAAAAAGCTTCTTCCGAAACACCCACCAATGTTCTTCGTATTAAAAAAGGTGAGTCAATATTTGGAGTTACCCCAAAGGATGCCTCATATCAAACACTCATAGATGGTCTAGTTAAGAGTGGCCAGCTAATAGTTGAAGAAGCTGAAGAAAAAACAAAAAATGTTTCTAGAGTTTCTGGATCTGGCGTATCAAAAAAATTAACACAAATTTCAAAAAAATTATCTCTTCTTAACAATAGTTTGACAAGATTATTTAGAATAACAGAATCCATTAAGGGGTTGCTTGGGGATCAATTAAAGTGGGAAAAGAAAAGATACGAACAAATAGAAATTTTTAAAGAACAACAATCTTTATTGACACCAAAGGGTGAAGGTGTGGGTGGTGATAGCGAAGAAGAAGAAGAAGAAAAAAAGAAGAAGAAGAACTATAACTACAAATTATTAGCAGCGTTACTGTTGCTGCCAGCAGTTGTTGGGTTTATTGCCTACATGGGTGATGCCCGACAATATTTTAGTGCCTTTTTATTGAGGCATACAAAAAATATTAAAAACATATATCAAGCTACTAAAACAGGATTTACATCTATAGTAGCTGGAGCAAAGGGTTTACTTGGTCAAGGCGGTAGAAGTATTGCATCTGGTGTTGGTGCTGGTGTATCTAGAATTAATAGAGCTTTACCTATAATTGGTGAAACTGCTAAAGCTGTTAAAGAAAGGGGTGTTAGTGCTGCTAACGCTGTTAAAGGAGTAGTTGGAAAAGGTAGTCAATTAGTTAAAGACTCTAGAATTGTAAAAGCAGTTAATGATTCTAAAGTTATTAAAGGTATTAAACAAGGTTATAAAAATCCAGGTGTTACTAATATTGTTAAAAAAGGTGCGCAAGGATTAGGAGCCACCGTTGGTGCTGGGGCTAAGAAAAGTGTAAAATTAATTACAGCTGTTGCTACTAAAGCGGCACAATATAGTGAAGTTGCTACTAAAGTGACAAAATATAGTGCAAGAGCAACTAGAATACTAGGTATGCTTAGTGCGTTTAAAGGTGCTGCTAAAATTGGTGCATCAATTGGAAAGTATATGAGTGCCGCTTTAGGTAAAGCTTTATTGGTTTTAGTCTTTGCTTCTGATATTTTAATTGACGCCATTCAAACAGACAAAAGTGGAAAAGATTACTGGAAACCACTATTCATCGATGTTATGAAAGCTCTTGGAGCAGTATTTGGAATATTCTTAAGTGTTATATTATCAAAAGCTGCAGGAAAAGCAATTGGTGGGGTGATTGGTGGATTTCTTGGTAGTATAATTCCAGGTCCAGGAACTGTTATAGGAGCTTGGTTAGGCGGAGCGGTGGGAGGAAAGCTTATTGAAATGGCTCTTGATCTTTTTGGTTCTATGTTTTTTCAATGGCTTGCTGGATATATTGCTAATAAAATCTCTGAAATGTATTGGGATGGTAAATCTGCATCAACAGTAATTTCTGAAATGTTTGAAGAGTTAAAGAAATATGTTAAAGAGGTGGCGGTTAAAAACGTTGTATCCTCTTTTAAATTTGCATTAAATTATCTAACTCCTATTGGGTTAGCATTTAACGCTGCAAAATGGTTAGGTAATAATACAGATAGTGGTAGATCAGTATTGACTAAATTAGGTCTTGCTAAAGTTTTTGGAATAAAAGATAAAAAATTGGCACCAATCACTGGCATGGATGATGTGAAAAAAATGATCATCCGTCATGAGGGTTGGAAAAATAAAGCATATAAAGATAGTCTTGGTAAATGGACTATTGGTGTTGGACATTTAATTGGTGATGGTTCATCTCCTGGCGAGTACGAGGGTAAAACACTAAGCAATAATGAAATATGGAATTTATTTGAACAAGATTTTGCCAAGCATGTTAATATTGCAAAGAAAACTCCAGGGTATAATAAGGCGAATATTCAGGGCAAGGGAGCAATGATAGATCTTGCATATAATATGGGACAATGGTGGGATAAATGGCCAAACACGGCAAAAAAACTTATTGCTGCAGATTTTAAAGGTGCTGCTGAAGATTTACAAAATAGTAAATGGTATACACAAGTAGGTCAGCGTGGAGCACAAATTGTTAGTATGATAGCTTCAGCTGGTGCTGCCGTATCTCCAATTTCACCTGCACAAGCAAGTCCAGTAGAAACAGCTGCAGCTGCAGGTGGTGCTCCTAAACAAAAAGCAGGTGACACTGCAGCAAGTCCTGCTGCAGCAAGTCCTGCTCCTGCTGCTTTACCAAAAACACCACAAACTCCAGGATCACCTAGTGGTGCAGCAAGTACTCCCAACAACCCACCCATGGCTCCATCTTCAGGAGGAGCATATTCACCAGCATCAAAGAACCCAAATTCAGGAGACAAATCAGCACAATATGGTATGCCTAATCCTGCTCATACTTTTTT